TGTCTATAGTCTGAGCACTTCAAAATTTATCCCCCCTACCTTTCGAGCTGTGATTTTGTCCTGGCTGCTGATCAAGTTCTTTCTCCCCCTTCTGTGGTCTCATGTCAAATGGAATGGAGCGAAGCTTCGCCGGTCGCAAGACGTAACGGCGAAGTGAAGCGATAAAGCGATTTATCGCTTACTTCCAGTACTTCCAGTACTATTCCATATACTATTGAGGGTAGTTTGTGGAGCCCTTAAGCCCTTGATTTCATGCGGTTTATCAGTGCTTTTTATGGGCTTTGAGCGTGACGCTTTTTGTATAGCAGGCGTGACGCTATATGTATAGCACCGTGACGCTATATGTATAGCACCGTGACGCTATATGTATAGCACTTTTACAAGTGTATAGTGAAGCTGATTACTTCAGTAGATCCCTTACGTTTGTTCACCTCATATCCACCAATAAATCTCGCTTTCTCTTCTGCATTCTTGAGTATCTTAATTATTCGTTCTACGAGTCGGCTCTTACGCTTTCGATCGTTTGCGTTCTTTTTATCAAATGGTTCTATCTTAAGATCTTCAACAAGAGTGTCCAATGATATCTTGTGTTGTACTACGTTATTGTTTGGGTTCTTCATCTTCTTGATTCGTATAAACAAATAATCTTTCAAGTCGAGATTGTCGACGGTATTTGCGAGCCCTGGCACATCGAAGAAAGCTATATTATCTGTCATGTATTGATTGTTAAGAACCTCAGCTATTTCAAGCAATATCGGTTTCTTGTATGGATCCAAGAGAATTACGTCGGTCGGCTGTCCGTTAAATTTAACGTAATCTGTTCCGTAATATAGGAGCTGACGAGTGCCGCCCTTTTCTAATACGATAGGCGGTTTCCCTTCTTTCTCTCTAAGCTGTACTATCTGCCCGGTATTATAAGCCAAGCTCGACTTGAAACTCAGAAGACACATTTCTAATGCTTTACGCTCTTCATCATCAAACTTGATGCTTCTGTTCATGTTTCCCATTGCTGCTCGCCATACTTGGCGGTATGATGGTTCATAATTGCCGGCGAGCCAGTAAGAAATGATAGCGTTATATATATGCCTTGCCAAGCCTGTTAACGGTGGAAACTTTACGATCTCATTCTCTTCAATCGATCTGTAGTCGATAGCGACTCTTAACTTATACGGAAGCTCCTCGTAAACACCAACTGTATGCATATTAGTTAGGTCGTTGAAGTCTTTCTCGTAGTTCCTTTCGAGAGCATAGTCTCCATTAAAGGCAATATCCATAAGTCGAGTTATCAATACTGTTTTCTTTTTTAGCGGTTCGGCTTTGAGTCCTGGCTTCGGCTTCACCAGACCGAAGATCTCCCCGGAGCTCCCCACGTACTCGCTATTTCTGAGAACGTCTTCGATATACATATTAAGAATATCTAACCGCTTTTGATCATCTCTAAGCTCTTCGAAGTGTCTCGATAAGTCAGCCTTAAGAAGCTCTCTCTCTTCTGTGGTATCAAGTAAGAAGCCGCCGCCCTCTTGGCTCCTAATCAGCTTAGAAGATAGACCGCCCCTTTTACTTTCTGCTTCGAAGTATTTGTAGTGTCGTTCTATGAGATCCCTTACTAACTTTTGAGCGTCTTCGAGTATGTCTCCCGGATCGCTCCCAAGATCCTCAAAGTAACGATTTTCTACCGACTTTCGGAAGTCTTCTCTCGCTTGAATCAATTCTCTTTCGATTCTTCGCTGTTTCTCTCTTGCGTCCTTCCACTCTTGGGAGCCGGCATTATACCAATCATCCCAGAGCTTCTCTATAGCTTTGTTTGCTTGCTTCTGAGATTCAACAAAAGCCTTGTACTCCGGGGTATCGTGGTAAGCTTTCAGCTCTTTAGCGTCATACGTCGGAACACCCATAGCCATAATTTTAATAGGTTTCGGCTTGAGTTCCTTCGGCTCCGGAAGCCGGCTCGCTTCGATTTCCTTGTACTTCTCCAAGTCTGGCTCGGGGTCGTCTGGTCTAAGTTTGAGAATAAGATCTCCGACTTCCTTAAGAAGCTTCTCGTAGCTTTTCTCTAATGCCTTGAGAGTCTTCTCTTCATCTTTGGTGAGATCGAATAATAAGCCCATGTTTCCTACCTCGCTTCTGGTTTTTCTCCTGTAACTAATAGAGTAAGATCTCTGTCGCTGATATACCACTGATTACCGACTTTCTGAGCCCTCAGCTTTCCGGATTTAATGTAGTTTCGGATCGTGGTTTCTGTCTTCCCTAAGCCCTGGGCGACTTCTTTAACTGTGTAAGCTACTGTCGTTTCGAGTCTGATCATTTTTCTTTTCTCCTCTTAATTGGTTGCTCCATCGTCGTAAGTAGGTCTCTGTCATCTATAGAATCCAGAAACTCGCCGAGAATATCATCTATGATATCTTTCTGAGTTATCCGATATGTATAAGCGTAGTTCTTGAGCTTATCAAGATAAGTCTTTCTGACTCTGAAGCTCGCAGTTACAAATAGATCTGCGTCGCTCGTAGCCTTCTTGATAGCTTCGACTTCTCGCTCTGTGAAAGCTGTCTCCTCTCGAAGAAGTGGATTGTTTCCAAGTGCCTTAGCCATAAATTACACCTTCCTTTCTGTGGTTTCATGTTCCAGTATCTCTCTTGCGAGCTGTTTGTATTGTTGTGCTCCCTTGCAGTTTGGCGAGTAGCTGATAACGTCCTTGCCATAGCTCGGAGCTTCTGCGATCTTGGTACTCTGACTTATCTTTGTTTTGAATACTTTACCCTTGAAAGCTTGATCAAGTACTTCTAATACTTCCCGATCTAAGTTGCGTCTCTCATTAAAGAAAGTGAGAAGTATACCGCCGATCTCGAGCTTGGGATTAAAACGAGCTTTGATAAGTTCTATAGTATCTCGAAGCTGAGCTACACCGCTCAACGGCAAGTATTGAGCTTGTACCGGTATTATCACTTCATCCGACGCAGTTAAAGCCATTACCGTTAAGATACTCAGAGACGGCGGCGAGTCTATTATCACGAAGTCATAATTTGCCCTGAGACCGTCGATAGCGTCTTTCAGACGATAGTTACGTCGGTCAGCGTTTACGAGTTCGATCTCGGCGGCTGATAGCCTTATATCTGCCGGTAGAACGTCGTACCGTCCTTCTGTCGCCGGTCTGATTGCCTTATTGATATCTTCGCCGGCGAGTACTTCATAAGTAGTTATCTCTTTCTCTCCAAGCGCCTTTACTCCCACGCTCTCGCTAAGGTTCCCCTGTGGGTCAATGTCTACGAGTAAGCACTTGAGACCACAGAGGGAGAGCCCGGCAGCGATGTTTACAGCGCTCGACGTTTTCCCAGTACCGCCCTTCTGATTAAGAAGAGTAAATACTTTCATCTGTTCACCTCTTAGTATTCTCTACCCCGACGGCTACGCCCATTCTGAAGGCTGTCAAAATCGAGTTCCAAACGGCGGCATACACGCCATGATCTTTCTCTCTGTCGTCGAAGTCGTTGAAAAATTCATTGATTTCTAAGCTTGTTAAATCTATCTCGGGTCTTTCTTGTAGTATCTTCTTCCCCTCTGCGGCGGTCTTGTATATGTTTCGCATAGTAGTTACCTCTTAGCGTTTCTCATTCCAACGGCTAAACCCATGTCATAAGCACACGTTATAGCGTCCCAGAGTCCATTATAAACGTGCTCTTGCTTATTGAAGATCTCGTATAATTGCTCGAGTTCCCCTTTAGATAAGTCTAAGCCGGGTCTCTTCCTTACGATCTTTTTCCCTTCCTGGGCATTCTTGATTACATTTCTCATTGTGTTACCTCTCTTTCTTATTCGTATTCTACATCCATCATAACGACTAACGGCTCGCCCTCTGATCCGTCGGGCATTTGTTGCCGGGCTACCGCTACATGATCCATCAAGTGAGCGATATCTTCTTCGCTTAAGCTCGTCTCGTTCCCTTCTCCATCGTGATTGCAGAAGAGAAGGTTTCCGACGAGTACCGGCTCTCTCTTGCTGTTCAGAGCTGATACTTTCGGATCGTCCGCAAAGAGTCCTTCGTCGTCGATAATGATATCGAAGAATCTCCCCCCGATGTTTCTATAAGCGATATCGATAAGCCTACACTCGAGAAGCTCGTAGAATTGCTCTAAATGTGGCTTCTGGTCGTCAAGCTCGACTTCTGATACTTGACCATTCTTTGAATCAATTAAAAGCGCTTTCATTCAATCCCTTCCTTTATGATATTACAAACAATAACAATTAGGTTATGCACCTTATTCCATTATAAATTCAAATTCTGACATAGTCAATAATATTTTTTATATTGCTTGTAATACTGAGAAGTTAAAAAAGAAACCGCCTTTACTGGCGGTCTCTCCTCTGTGGTTTCATGTCTTAATCATTAGCCGGCTGAATGTCCTCGGGCATTTCTCCCTTTGGATAATCTTTTACATAGACGAATAGCTCTCCTTTATAGTCGTCGGTCGTATCGAGTCGGGATATCATGTAATAAGTACCACGATATTCGATATAATCATAGAGCTTCAAGTCGTCTCTATAATTGAGTACAAAGAGCCGTGTTTCGTCGGTTCCATGTGTTCGAGCTGTATATACATCTACTTGCGAGAGCTGAGACGTATAAGCCCAGAAGCTCCGGTTACTGATATACCTAAATACTCTTCTTCTTGTATGCAGTACTGGATCCATAGCAGAATAAGATTTAGTGATCAGTTTAACTTTCTTGTCTTTCTTAAAATACAATCCGGTTTTGCTTTTAGCCATATTATCACCTCTTGACAGTATCTAAGTATTCTTGATAGTGGTCTGTAAGCCCGACGTAAGCGTCTAAGAGACTCGCTAAGCCGTCGATACGATACTTTGAGCCCTGGGCTTTAATGGGTTGAATATTCCCGTTAACGTCCGTTTTAACTCCGGTATTACAGATACACCACTTGAGAATACTTGAGTTGTTATAATTGATCTTTTTAGCTTGAAGGTCAGCTCCGAGCTTCTGCATGGGTAAAGAGAGAGTCTTCATACCTTGGTAGCACTTAACAAGGTTGAAACCGTAGCTTTGCATTTCTTGCACCCAGTACGCCGCCGAGTATGGGTCGTAATACACCCACGCCGGCGAGACTTCGTACTTCTCTACCATCTCTAAAAACCATGCTGTTACGTCTGAGTAGTTGATCTGGTTCCCCTCGCAGAGTCTCAAGAGCCCGGCTTCGTACCATTTATCGAGAGGGAGCTTCTCGTCTCTGACCCTCTGCTCGAAGTGGTCTTTCGGTAGCCAATACATCTGAGTTACATAGCGTTTCTCGTTCTTGTCCATAAATAGGAGCGTCGCTGCTGTAAGATCTCCGACGTGAGACAGGTCAACACCGCCGATAGCATAGTAGCCTTTGAAGTCGCTAATATCGAAAGTTTCCTCGTTATTGATGTCTTCGAAGGTCAACCACGCAGAAGCGGTAGTGCTGATCACGTTAAAATCTTTCACCAGTACCCCGGTTAAGTCCTTCGGGCTTTGCTTGGCTCGTTCAACCTTGCTAATAAGGTCGTCGAGCTTCTTTATATGCCCGAGACTCGGATTAGCCTTTTCCCACTTCATCGGGTCGAGCCATTCGTCTTTACTATCCAATTCATAGAGCACCGGTAGAAAATGCTCGTCCTGTATCGTGCCATCACAAACGCCGCAAGCGTATCGATACATATCGTCAAAAATGGTTTCTCTCAATACGCCGGCGGTCGTGATCATCACTAACAGCGGCTGTCTTCTGGCGCTCTGGCTCTGTTTCATGACTTCGTAAGTGTTCCTGTCTCGGATACTGTGAAGCTCGTCAACGATTACCAGAGAGCTATTGAGACCGTCGAGAGTGTCGCTATTCTTTCCGAGTGGTTGCATTTTGGAGAACGTCAGAGGAAAGTATAAATCGCTCTTCCTCTTCTTCATGATCTCGGCAAGCTCTGAGCTTTGGCGTACCATGTTACACGCCTCTTCATAAATAATACGAGCTTGATCTCGTTTAGTTGCCACCGAGTACACTTCTGCCCCGGCTTCATTGTCTGCGATCAGACAGTAGAGAGCTATCCCGGCTAAGAGCGTCGATTTCCCATTCTTCCGAGCCACATATAGAAGAGCTTCTCTATACTTCCTCTCTCTTGTGGTCTCATGGATGAAACCGAACAAAGCCGAGACAAAAGCTTTCTGAAACAATTCAAGCTTGATCGGCTGAGCTGCCCACTCCCCTTTTGAGTGCCGGCAGAATCTCTCTATAAACTCGATCGGCTTCTCGGC